GGAAGATCCAAATGGTGTATTTACAACGTGTGATTTTCCGTTTCCTAGCTTTATCCCTCTTGACTATACACCTGAGAGTATGGTCATTACAGAAGAACCGCTTGTCGATAATGAAGCACCGCCCTTCCCAGAAACAAAGCAACAAGATATACCAAAACTCCCGAAAGATAAAGATATTGAATTAAAACCCTGTCCTGGTAAAAAAGATCAAAGAGTAGGGGACTTTCGTAACGAAAAACGATTGGAACGTGTCACAGGCCATAAAAGAGGAGAAGATGGGATTGAGTGTATAACTCTTTATGAAAGTGTTCCGTTTGTCGATTCATTCCTTCCAAGTCCGAGTGCTGCTATTAATGTTGTTACTATTTCTCTCTTGGCTGCCAGTTCTCCACTACTTTTGGGTGTTCTCAAATCATTAAGTAAGACTATCTTCAAAAAAATTCTTACTAAATTTAAGAAAAATAAAGTAAAATAAAAGAACCCTATTCGAAATGGCGATGGATAGGGCGTCTAGGTAGACAAGTTTCAACCCGTGCTTGTCTACTGTTTTAATTCATGAGTATGTGGGATAACTTGATTTGGTGGAATATTAACTACAATATCTTCACAAGTAACAGCACTAGGAGTATTAGGTTTAAAAGTTACTCCTAACTTTGCTTGTTTTGCACACATTTCCAAACGGTATAAACTAATCTCCATTTTAGTTTTCTTTATCAATAGTCTTTGAGCTTCAATATTTACTGCTGTTGCTTCGTGGCAAAGTGCTGGTGATTTTCCTAAAGGTATGTTTACTTGAGCAGAGATTCCGTAATTCAAATTAAATGTATCTTTTTCAAATCTAGGTATTTCTGAATAATATATAACCTCTCCTGTTTCTTCGTCATATATTGGTGTTCTAGTAACGCTTTCTCTAGGAAGTGCAAAAGACCAACTATCTGTTACATACGGTGTAATTGTAAGGCTAGGAGAAGCACAAACTATGCCTTGACTCATTCTGAAAGATGGCATAGAAGAAGGGGTTATCATGGTGGCATTGTTATTAACTACTCCTGTAGATTGGCTTTGCGGACTTGCTACTGTTGTATTCGCCAAAACCCTTATAGGACAAAG